AACCCACTAATCATGCGGCGATTTCTCCCGAGGTCGCCGCAGCAGTCGAAAGGAAACGGACATGCCTAGCATTGTTACAGCAAGTCAATTGCGCACGGTGCTTGGCGTGTCCGTTTCACTTTATAGTGACAGTTATTTAGATGAAATCATTAACACTAGCGAGGACGTAATTTTGCCTATGTTGGTGGCTAATGTCTCAGGCGTTGAGTCGTACAGCCTTAAAGATAATGTCGCAACATTTGTAACAGTGCGTGAGCATTATTTTGTGACAGGTCAGTCAATTATTGTCACAGGATTACCTGCACCATTTAGCGCAACATTTACAGTTGTTGACAGCGCGCCGTATTACTTTACGGCAGCACTTACAAATGCAGACGTTTCAGCTCGCCCGATTGTGCCAAATGGCAAAGCAACATTGTCAGGTTACTCAGCTGCGCAGCTCTATGCCAGCACACCAGCTATTGAGTCAGCAATCTTGGCTGTAAGCGTTGAGGTGTTTCAGTCACGCGTTGCAGCTGGTGGGCAGATTGAAGGCGTTGACTTTACAAGCTCGCCGTACCGTATGGGTCGCAGCTTGACTAACCGCGTCAGCACATTGCTTATGCCTTATCTGGACGCTGAGACAGTGTGCCAATAAATGCCAGCAAACTCAATTGCCGAAACGAGATCAGCATTAGCCACAGCCTTTAGTGCGCTATCTGCCAACGTATACCCAAGCGTGCCAGAGTCACCAATACCACCAGCAATCGTGGTCGTGCCAGACTCGCCATACATGGAAGTCGTGCTAATCGGCAAATCAAAAACACAGGTCAAACTTAATTTTGCAATTACAGCAATTGTCGCGAGTAACAGCAATGCAGGCTCACTGGACAATTTGGAAAAGCTCATAATCGGAATTCTTGCTGCAATGCCAGCAGGATACGTCGTTGGCGTTATTGAAAAGCCGACAGTGTTGGAAGTAGGACAATCGCCAATGCTGGTCGCTGACATAAACGTTTCGACTTATTACACACAAACTAACTAGGAGACAAAATGCCAACGACAATCATCACTGGTCGCGATTTAGTCGTGACCATTGCAACAGTTAACTACGACGCACAGGCGACCAGCGCAGTGCTTTCTGTGGACTCAACAGTAGAGACATACCAGACACTAGACGGCAAGGCTTACAAGCACATTGACGACCAGTGGACATTTGACATGACAATGCTTGCAGACTGGGGCGTTGCCTCATCACTTTGCGAGTCATTGTGGACAGCCTGCGAAACCAACCCAAACACAGCTTTGGCAGTATCACTGACAGCTGCAACAGGTGCGGTTTACACATTCAACGTCATGCCAGTATTTCCAAGTGTCGGCGGTGCTGCACCAGATGCACAGACCGTTGATCTATCATTTGTAGTTGTCGGTACACCAACCGAAAACTTCTCATAAATCACTAACAATCGGGAGACAAAATGAAGCTACCAATCACAATTGAATACAACGACGGCACGCAGGCTACGTTTACAGCTGCGCCGCCTGAGTGGGTTAAGTGGGAAAAGCACACAGGCAACACAATTGGGCAGGCGCAGGAAAAAATGGGTCTTAGTGATCTAATCTTTCTTGCGTACTACGCAATGAAGCGCCAAGCAGCAGGCAAGCCAATCAAACCGCTAGAGATTTGGACGGAAACTATTGCAGACGTGGTTGTCGGTGAGGCAAACCCAAAAGTTACCCAGTCGGAAGCCTTAGCAGAATAGTCTGGGAGGTAGCCTTAGCAACAGGGTTACCACCAGACGCTTTTGTTGAAGCTGAGGACATACTTACAGCTATTGAAATTATGGAGAGGCGCAACAGTGGCAAGTGAGGCGATCACATACGACAAAGCTGAGTTGCGCTCGATCATGCGTGCATTTAAGGCTATGGACGACGAAGCCGTTGGACAAGCAAAGCAAGCAAGTAGCGAATTGGCAGAGTACGTTAAAGGTCAGATCGTTGCTGCAGCTGCCACGCGCACACGCAATCGTTTGGACAACAGAGTCGCAGAAGGTGCAAAAGTGTCAAAGTCATCAAAGGTCGGCGAGATCAGTTTTGGTTTTGCTGGTCAAAAGTTAAGCGGTGGCGGCACAACACAGCAACTTTGGGGCGGCGTAGAGTTTGGGTCTAACAAATACAAACAATTCCCAGTGTGGTCAGGTCGAGAAGGCAGAGGATCGCGAGGTTGGTTTATTTACCCAACGCTGCGATCTGCACAGCCTGAGATTATTAAAAAATGGGAAGATAGTTTTAGCAAAATAGTTAGGAAGTATGACTAATGGCTGGAAGTCGTACCCTTAAATTATCTATTCTTGCCGAGACAAAAGATTTAGTCGACGGTTTAGCAAAAGCCAACAAAAGCACCGAGACATTTGGCGATAAGGCAACAGAGTTTGGCAAGAAGGCTGCACTGGCATTTGCCGTGGCTGGTGCTGCCGCGTTGGCATTTGCAGGCGACGCAGTCAAAGCAGCGGCACAAGATCAAGCTGCGCAGGAAAAGTTAGCCGAGACAATCAAGGCAACAACAAACGCGACAGCTGCTCAGGTAGCAGGCGTTGAGGATTACATAACCAAGACGTCAATTGCAATTGGTGTGGCAGACGATCAGCTACGACCAGCATTTAGCCGTCTTGTGCGAAGCACCCAAGACGTTGAGGAAGCACAGCGACTACTTAACCTGGCACTTGACCTAAGCGTCGCAACGGGCAAGCCAGTCGAAACAATTAGCAATGCGCTAGGCAAGGCATACGACGGCAACACAACAGCGTTGGCACGTCTTGGTCTAGGACTTGACGCTAACCTAATCAAGTCAAAAGACAATGAAAAGATAATTAGTTCGCTAGAGACTACTTACGGCAGGTTTGCCGAAGGCGCAGCTGAGACAGCAGCCGTTAAGTTTGAGCGCATACGCATTGCAACTGACGAGGCAAAAGAGTCAATTGGTGCTGCGCTGCTACCTATTGTGGAGGAATTGTCAGATTTTATTTTAACTACAGCCGTTCCAAACTTAGAGTCATTTATTAACGCCTTGACAGGCAAAGGCAGCTTACAAGAGGCAACAGACGACGGTACGGCTGGTGCGTACCAGTTTGGCGAGCAAGTTAAAAAGGTATTGAAAACAATCGTTGATCTCAAAGACGAGTTAATTATTGTTGGCGGCATTATTGCTGGCTTGTTTGTTGTGTCAAAAATAAGTGCTGCCGTCTTAGCCACAATTGCAATAATAAATACTTTAATTAAGGCATACAACGCATTAAAAGCGTCAGCAATCGTTGCTGGCATTGCAACAGCTTTTGCATTAAATCCGTTGCTAGGCGTTGGCGCAGTGGCTTTAGCTGCGTCGGTTTTAGCAGGGGCAAATGCTTTAATTGGCAGATCAGATGTTGCTGGAATTGAAGCACCGTCCACAGGCTCAATACCGTTTGCGTCAGGCTTTGCACCAGCAGCAGGCGGCAAGGTCACAGTGCCAGTCGTACCAGTGGTGCCAAAGGTTACAGGTGCAGCAGGCGGCGTTGCGGCAGCAGCTAGTGTTGCAGCTGGTGCAGCAGCAGCCAGTAACGTGGTTGCAGGTTCATTTAACGCTGGTAGTTTTAGAGCCGCCGAGGCAGCGAGCATGGGCACGACGATCAACCTAAGCGTCACAGGTGCGTTTGATAAAGAGGGCACAGCTCGCACAATTGTTGACACATTAAATAACAGCTTCTATCGCGGCACAGGCGGCGCAACTAACCTGCAACTAGCATGACGCAGTGGTCGCCAGTCTGGAAAGTAGAGATCGACGGCGTTGCCTACACAACTGCTGTCTTGGCTAACCTAACAATTCGATCAGGTCGCACAAACATTTATGAGCAGGCACAGGCAGGTTATGTCAATTTAGAACTTTTAGACGTAAATCAAGCTATTGTGCCTGTAAAAATTAACAGCACAATCAGCGTGTCAATTAAAGACTCAACTAACACCTTTGTGCCTATTTTTGGTGGCAACGTTGTTGACATTGGTTTAGAAGTGCGCGACGTAGGTAGTACCATGTTCACTCAGACTTACAGCATCACAGCACTTGGTGCATTGTCTCGTTTGCCAAAATTTATTTATACAGATGCCTTGCCACGTGATTTTGACGGCGATCAAATTTTTGAAGTGCTATCACAAGTTTTATTCCAGACTTGGGCGCAAGTACCTGGTGCGTTAACTTGGGCGACCTACACCGCAGGCGTTACATGGGCACAATCTGGTAACACTGGCATTGGTGAAATCGACCGACCAGGCAATTATGACCTAGCAGCTCGTGGTGGTGCATCTGATCCAATTGACGCTTATAGCCTTGTATCGGCATTGGCAACATCTGGTCTCGGCTACATTTACGAGGACGCACAAGGACGAATTGGCTATGCCGATAGCACACACCGCACCACCTATTTAGCGGCTAACGGCTACGTTGATCTTGACGCCAACCATGCAAGGGCAGCGGGTTTGCGCATTGAAACACGCGTCGGCGACGTCCGAAATGCCATAACAATTAAGTATGGCGCAAACTCAACAAGTGACGTGTCAGCTAGTGACTCGGCTTCAATTGCTACATACGGCAACCTTGCACAAATCATTACAACTACCTTGCACGACGGTGCAGACGCCACCTCGCAAGCCGCATTTTATTTGTCATTGCGCGCTAATCCTGAGCCTATTTTTAGCTCAATTACTTTTGACTTGACTAATCCTGAGATTGACAATTCAGATCGCGACAACCTCATTGGTGTATTTATGGGTGAGGCAATAGCACTAAACAACCTACCTCTCAACATGAGCAGCGGCACGTTCCAAGGCTTTGTAGAAGGCTGGTCGTTTCAAGCCTCATACAACCGTTTGTCAATAACCTTGCTGTTATCTCCATTGGCATACAGCTTGCAGGCAATGAGATACAACGACGTACCAATAACAGAGCGATACAACAGCGTGTCGCCGACCTTACAATGGCAGTATGCGACAATAGTCGCTTAGACAAGGAGACAAAGTGGCAAATCCAACAACAAACTATGGTTTTGTTTTACCGACGGCGAGCGATTTAGTTACAGACCTGCCAGCCGATTTTGACGTTGCATTGCAGGGCGTTGACACACGCCTGAAGGCATTACAACCAGGCACAACGCTTGGTGATCTTGCTTATTCGTCCGCAACAGCTAACACAAATACACGTCTTGGCGTTGGCTCGACTGGACAAGTTTTAACCGTAGCTGGTGGAGTACCCAGCTGGGCGACGCCTGCGGCTGGTGCATTGACTTTAATTGTATCTGATACATTTTCGGCAGTAACTTCGAAGTCATTTAATAATTGTTTTAGTGCTACGTATGCAAATTACCTTATAAACATAAACATAACTTCTGCTACAAGTTCTAACAATTCAACTTGGAAACTTCGTGCAAGCGGTACTGACTCAAGCACAAACTACAATTTTAATCAAATTATTGCTTATGGTTCTGTTATTTCTAACAGCACTCAGCAGAATTCATCAGGCGTGGATTGCAACCCGTCTTCAATGGACGCAGGTGGTTTTGCAACTTTCCAACTTTTCAATCCTTTTGCAGCGCAAAAAACTTATTTTAGGAACGAAGGAAATCGCAAAAACACTGACGTCGAATACGGTTTAAGACAAGGTCTGCATACTTCATCAACTTCTTTTGACGGTTTCACATTCAGCACAGACGGTTCAGCAATGGCAGGAACAATTCGAGTCTACGGAGTACAAAATGCCTAAATACATGATCAGCGAGACAGACGCATTGACCAACGAAACAATCGTTCGTGAAATGACTAAAGAGGAAATTGCACAAATTGAACTTGACAAGGCAGCAAGACAAGCAATTGCAGATGAAAAAGAAGCAAAAGAAGCTGCAAAAGCAACGGCGCAAGCAAAACTTGAAGCACTTGGTTTGACGGTTCAAGATTTGCAGGCTTTAGGGTTATGACTTACCCAGACGGCACAAATGCACGGCTGATTGAAGTCGCCGCAGCTGAGGTTGGCACAATTGAGGAAGGCAACAACCTTACAAAATACGGTAAATTTACAGGCTTTGACGGTCAACCGTGGTGCGGCTCATTTGTCAATTGGTGTGCAAATCAAGCAGGCATAAAAATGCACAGCGTTGTGGGCACAGCTGTTGGCGCGCATAAATTCAAAGAAACTAATCGTTGGTCAAATCTGCCAAGTCTAGGTGCTTTAGCATTTATGGACTTTCCACATGACGGCATTGACCGTATAAGTCACGTTGGCATTGTTATTGCTTTTGATCATGGCAGTGACGTTGTGACCTGCATTGAGGGCAACACATCTGGCACAGGCGATCAGCGCAATGGCGGGATGGTCATGATTAAGCAACGCTCGTTAAAGCGTGACATTGTCGGTTTTGGTCTGCCAAAATTTGTGCCATACAAAGGCGACTACCCAGTTATTGCTGCAAATGTAGCTGAGACAAAAAAGGAGAAAAAATGGATAAAGCCAAAGTCAAAGAAGCTGCCGCCAGCTATGCTCGATCGTTCATAGCAGCAATGCTCGCCTTATACATGGCAGGTATTACTGACCCAAAGGTTTTGCTGCATGCAGGTATTGCAGCTGTTGCACCAGTAGTTTTGCGTGCAATAAATCCTAAAGACAAAAGTTTTGGGGTCATTGGGGAATGACAACAAACGAGTGGGCGGCAGTGGCAGGCGTTGTCATTTCGCTTGTCGCTGCTGTCTACGCCGCTGTTCGCGTGATGGTTAGCGCGATCATGCGTGAGTTCTCACCTAACGGTGGGTCAAGCCTTAAAGATCAGGTAAACAGAATTGAGGACAGACTTGAGTGGCTTGTCCAGAAAATGATTGACTAGCCTTTAGACTTATGCTATGGCAGCCAAACGTCAAACACGCAAGCGCGTAGTTACCGTCAAAGAGGATAACTATTCTGCGCTTGAAATCTATGCCATTGCACTTAATGAGTATTACAAAGCATTGCGTAAGGCTGGTTTTAGCGTAGAGCTTGCACTTGGCATTTTAAGTGACAAAAACGCTTACCCTGGTTGGCTTTTGCCAGAGCCAGTAGACCCGAACAAAATTGGGTCTATCGACTATGACGACGAGGACGACGACTAATGCGCAAAATTGTCGTTGTGTCCGATCTCCAAGTGCCTTTTGAGGACGTCAGAGCGACAAAGAATTTAGCCGCATTTATCAAGCGTTTCAAGCCTGATGAAGTAATTACAATAGGCGACGAAATAGATTTTAATACGATCAGCAAATGGTCGCGTGGTTTGTCTGAGGAGCATGAGCCGACTATTGGCAAAGATCGTGACCGTTGCGTTGAGCTGCTATGGGAATTGACTAGGCACGTACCAAAGGCAAGCATGGTCAGGTCAAATCACACAGACAGATTGTTCAACAGCATTGCCAGCCGTCTGCCTGCATTGCTCGGTGCGCCAGAGCTGCGCTATGAAAATTTTATGAAGCTGGACGAGCTAGGCATTGACTTCTATCGCAAGCCTTATGCAATTGAAGGCACAAACTGGATAGCAATTCACGGGGACGAGCAGGGCACTACACCGAACGCTGGCGCATCTGCCTTACGTGCAGCTAGATTGCACGGCAAATCGGTCGTACAGGGTCACACACACCGTTTAGGCATAAGCACCTTTACAGAGTCAAGCGGCTACAAAATGGGCAGGACATTGTGGGGTATGGAGGTTGGCAACCTTATGCGTTTTTCAGCTGCAAAATACACAAAAGGCACAGCCAACTGGACACAAGGCTTTGGCATCTTGCGCATTGAGGGCGCAAAGGTAAGTCCACAAATCGTGCCTATTGAGCGAGACGGCTCATTTATTGTTGACGGTAAGGTATTTGGCTAGGCGACACGCCGTTTGACACGCGCAATACTTGATTTTGTCATACTCATGCCTCACTCTTTATTTAGGTGGTAGCCGTTACCAACCTAGATCGGGAGAAAAAAATGGTCTTAGACCTAACACAGCTAGAGTCATGGTGGCGTCTGTTTTTCTTAGGCGTCTGGACAATTACAACAATGGCACT